TTTATTTCTAATTCGACTGGTTTATAAATTATAAAATCTTCTCGGCTCGCCCCGGTTTCTAGGGGGTGCTCGGGCACCTCGGCAATAGGTTTAACATTAACCCCCATGATAGACGCATAGGGAAATGCCGCCTCGCCCGCTTGCGTATACACTTGAATTAACGGCTGAGAAAAAGTCGAGAACGGTATAACGTTAGGGGCGATAATGGGTATCTCTCGACTCATATTGCCACACCGTCATCCAAAGTATTAATCGCTTGACGAAATTGCCGTGTCAGCTCATCCGTTAAACTTAGCGATACGCCCCGCGCATCAGTAGCTTGTGTGTTGATTTCTATCGCCCCCGTGTTTAACGTGACGTTTTTGTCGCCCCCATACGCATACGCGGGGGAAGAAATTGTCGAAAACGATTTAGCGATTGCCCCACTCTGTATTGATGATTGCTTCGACATTGGATTTTTATCGCCTGATGAAAACACGCTGACAACTCGGCTTTTTATCGCCCCGATCGCTTTAATAATTTCTGTGACCGTGGCAAACGTACTTTTTATCGAGTCAATCACACTCTGCCATAGCGTTTTAACATAGTCAGTAATGTCGGTAAATGCCGACTTCATCAAGTTTATTTGAGATTCCAACGACGGGAAAATCTCATAGATTTTATTGACAACCCCAGTTAGATTTTCTTTTAGATTTTTTAACGCTTCTGACGGATTAAAAATGACGTCAAAAATGAATTTCCCCATCGTCAACAGCAAGTCAAAAAGAGCCTGAAACACCCCAATCACGCTGGTTACCAATGTTTTAACGATCGGGTAGTTGTCAAATATATAGCCAACCAACGATTTTTGACCATCTAAATAACTTTTGACATCGTCATAAGCAAGCGCAAATGCCGCGCCAAGCGCCGTCACTGCCGCTACTACCCCCCAAATCGGCGCGCTTGCTACGACCATGCCGACAATGGCGGGCGTTAAAAACGCCGTGATCGCAGAGGATATGGCAATTATTGCGCCAGTCACAAAATTTTTATTGTTGCGCAAAAAAATAAAGACCTTTTGAAATCCTTTTAAAATCCACGTTAGTGTTGGCAATACTAAACCCCCCGCCGACACAAAAACCGATCTAAATACGTGTTTTAAATTATCCAGCTCATCGTTAAATTGTGCCGACGTTTCGGCGTCTTGTTTCGTAATTATCCCGAGTTCTTTTTGTTTTTTAAGAAATTCATCAAGCTCTTTCCTTCCTTTTTGCAATAACATTATGGTGCCGCGATCAAGCCCTAATTTTTGCCCAACGCCGAAGGCTTCACGCTTTGACATTTTTTCAAATTTTTCGGCGAGTTCGGGCAAAACGTCTAAAAAATTACGCGCATGACCAGACGCGTCACGTAATTTTATACCCAGTGCTTGATAAAACGGGGTAATACGACTATGCCCCTTGATTGCGTGCTCTTGAAATGCAGCGGTCAAAAATTTAACGGTCTCCTGGAAACCTTCTGCGGTTCCCCCGCTTAATTTTACAGCATCGCTCCACAAAGATAGCTGCTCGATATCGACGTCTAGCGCATCGGATAATTCTCCCAATTCGTCCGCATATTTTGCAGCTGATAATGCCGCCGCGACTGTGACTAATGCCGCAATGCTTTTCCCCACGTTTCTAGTGGCCCGCTTAAAATGATCCTCGAAACGCGTGACGGTCTTATCGAGTACACCAATTTTATTCTTGGCGTCTCCGATATCGCCTTTAAATACTAAGTAAAACGCGTCCAATATCGCCATTATTTTTTTCCGCCCTTTTTAATTGCGCGATGTGTATTATACGCATTTGTAACGGCGATCTCCCAAAGCAAAAACGCGTCTTCAAGCGTGTAAAATTTTTTTAACTCCGCCAAAGTTGCTAATCTGCTCGTGACGATTGCGCCAATAAATTGGTCGCAGTTTGCAGTGCCCACGCCTCTATTTTGCCCGCAAAAGTCGTCAAGCCATCCAGGAGATCGCCAACAGGAAAAAAACCAAATGTATGCTCAAAAAGTGCTTTTTCCAACGCCATTATTTGCGTTGCGTCAATAAAATTATCAACAAGCGCATCGGTCTCTAGTCTTAACAATTTCCCCGCCTCAATCTCAACTGCTGCATGAGACAATAACTCTAGGCAAATATTATGAGATACGTCGTAATCACGCTCTTTAAAACTTTGGTATAGCCCGCTTGGGTACATCACCATTATTTTTCGAGCGCGCGTCGCAGTCATTTTCCCAATATATATGTTTTTGTCATCTCGGCTCACGCCGAATAATTTTGGCTCTAAAAGATCGTTTATTGTTATTGTCATATTATTTGAGTGCCATTTTCAAAATGGAATTTATAGGTTAGTGTTTTTAAACGTTTAGACGATTGACCGCTAGGATAGGGCACACCGCTGATCAGACTCCCATTGATTAACGATACGCTTATATTATCCTTGGTCGTTATGACCGCTGTGACGTTGTCACGTATAAGTGCTTTTCCAGCCCCGGGCTGATTATTAGCAAACGCGATACTTAGATTTCTTGCGTCGCCATTCCAATCGGGGATTACGCTAATATTTAACTCGATTGGGTTGGGGGTGGAATAAGTCACAAGGTTACCATTAGCACCCATTGCGGACTCCGCAATCACTAGCTCAGGAAAATCAAAAGAATCTTGGTCGTCGGAAAATTGTGTGACGTCAAAACCTAATGGAAAAGATTTACTAAAAATTAGGCGTATCTTAGAGCCTAATACGGAAATGTCGGACATAAAATATACCTCAAATTATATTAATACGTGTAGCCCTTGAACTTGTCTTATATCGTCATCTTTAGAATATATTAGCGTATACGATGCCTCTAAAGTTACTGTGATGTTGACCTTGAGCCAGTAACCATTATTTTGTACGATTTGCCAAGCAGTGTCATCGCCCGTCACTTGTGTTATAAACCCTTTTTGCTGTATATTCAAGGGCTTACCGACACTTATAACCCCATTAATTAACGCCTGTTTTATGACTTGATCTTGTAATACGGCGTTGATTTGCCCCTCGCCTTGCAAATTGGCGGGCACTCTACCGACCTGCAAAAATAAGGACATTATCGCCACGCCCGCTTGATCCTTAAGCCATTGCTCATTGGCATAAACGCCCATGTCTATCGCATCAGAGCTTGTGCCCATCAAAACGCCGCGCTGGAAAAAGTTAATTTTTTGACCAGCATTTTGTGTCTGCCCATAATAATTAACTCGTACCGCATCTAGTCCATCAGATGTGACCGTATCAGTAACAGACGGCGTCAAAAAATCAAACTGTTGATACATGTAATTCTGCACTGCGTTAGCGGACGCAAAATTAGTTGTGGCGAGTACACACATCGGGGCTTGCTCGGGATATTCGCCCGCTGTCTCCGATATCTCTAGGCTAGTGCCTGCATAGCCAATCAGCGCAGTGCTATATGATGGCGCATTACTTAAGCTCACCGGTACGTGATATTGATATAAGTTATTGTTTTCTGGGAGATTATTCCAAACTGTTGCTTCTACAATTCGATTTAACGTTAAAACCGGTGCAAAAATAAATGATCCAAAGTTATTGCTGATATTAGTCGATTGCGTTAAAAACTCGGTGATGCTTTGAGCGTCCGCGCCATCGGACAAAATTGTGGTCAAGCCGCCCCATCCCATTAAGATAAGTATTTCGGTGCCCGATCCCGCCAAAGCAACGGCAATATCATTAGCGCCGACGTCTCCGCCAACAAAATCAAAACCACCCCGGGTATTATTATATGATACGGTGGCACCTGTCCAAAGTAACCCCGTCTCGGCGTTAATGCCGGCTTGTATAACGGACGCAACGTCCGACAAGCTCAACGCCGAAGTAAAATTTAACCCGCCAATAATGTGCGTTGTACTGCCTAGCGTCAGGCTAAACGCACCATTAGAAATCACCTGGAATTGGGTTAATGCAGTAGATACGAGCTGGGCACCAAAAATCAGAGGCGCGGTATCGACATCCGCCCACCGAGCAAATGATAGTTTTTGCGGAGTGTTTAGATTTTTTTGCGATATGAAGTTAAAATATGCGGTGGACGCCCGTAAATACTCATCAGATGATATCCCGAAATACTCTCCAACTTGATCAGCGGAGGTAAACTCAATGATCGATCCTGTTGGTAGTAAAGGGTTGGTCGTATTAATACGACCAATCAACTCCCGATTTTGTACGCCATTAGTCGCCCCAACCACAGAAGTAATTGATATGTACTTGCTAAATGCGATAGACATGTATAGTTAACTCCTCGTTAAACTCGATAAATCCCCGGAGAGACCGTATTTATAGCGGTCGATTGCCTCGATATTATATAACTATGTGATAACGTTAACGTAAAGTATGGCGCTTGCTCAAATTTGTCTTGATCATCGGTAAAATACGTAACGGGTTCGTCACTAATAACCGATAACCCCACACCCTGCGAGCTTAACGCGTAAATGACCGGGTCGCTCTGCAATATTGTTGCCGATGCGTCCAATAAGTCCGACGCGGTCGGCGCGGTCGAATCTGTGGGATTTGCTCGACTCAACGCACGGAATTGAAACGACGTCTCTAAAAAATATTTTAACTCGTAAAGCTCTACGTTATTAAGGTTATCCCATCGATAAGTTGCTCGAGGGAACCCGTAACGGCGCGCGGATGATTTTTGGAAAAATATTCCTGCGCCTGACGTTATGCCCTCTTGCGTCGGTTGTGCCGATGCGACAACCTCAACATCCGTATATCCATAATCGATTAACCCAGATTGCAATAACGGCAAAAACAATCTTATTAAATCATTATCAGTCTGATTCATAAGGGCTCGTCTTGATACGACAACAAAATCCCACGCCAACCGTCCATTGCACGCCAATCGTTGGGACTCTCACACTTCCACCGCTTTGCGGAGTAAAGTATATAATCCCCGGTACGATCTCTGTCTAAACTTAATATATTATCCGACGTGTAAAACGTTGCGTAATCTTTGCTAAGGTCAAGCTCATATTGTGCATACAGATTTCGAGGCACGGCTTGAAAACTACCTTTTACCGCAATTGGCAAATCGTAAGTATTGATATACTGACCGATGTCATTTTTTAACCTACCCAGATAGCGATAATACTCTACCGATTGATATTGGATTAGCCGCAAAGCAGTATTGAGTAAATTTGATCCTGGTATATTCATTCGTCTTCCACCACGCCCGTTACTGTATCACGCATAACGCCCGTATCAATTAATGGCTTGGTTAATTTACCGATTTTCGTTTTATTTTTTCGCCTGCGCAACCTATTGCGTATTGTCACAGGGCTTAACGGCGGGGTCTCGATACTCGCGATCGTTTTACGCACATCCCCCGCGGCGGTTAAAACCAATAATTCCAGTACGTCGTCTAGTTTCCCGTTTTTTTCAAGCGCTTTTTCTGCCGCCCCCTTTACCGATTTAGCCCATTGATTTTGTTTTTTTTCCGCCGTTGATCGTAACATTGGTCTGGGCGGTATCCTATTTTTTGGGTCGCCGTATTCTTGTACCGCCGCTACGGCAGCGACAAATAACCCGTCAGGATATTTTGATTTTTGCACCCAACCGACTTTACCCACTTTACGGCTTTTTTCGGCTTGATCGATGGATTTTTTTAACGACTCAAATTTTTTTGACTTTATAAAAACGGTTGTCATGGAATAAATACCCCGCCAACTCGCCTATAGGCTGCAAGCTCTGGCACACTTCCTAAGTACAAACCTCCAACACTTAACGCTTTTAGCAGCGCCAATAATTGCTGACCGTACGGGGTTTGGTACAGCCAATAATCCGTTGCGTTACGTATTGGTGGATCGACTGTTGAAATATTGACCTTATCAATGCCGGCAGATTTTAAAATCCCGGTTAACTCACCTGCATTATACTGTAATGACAAAGCGGTGATGTGCGCGGTCAACATATTAAGAGCTTTTTGCCGGCAAACGCCTTGCAAAATACCGTAATTTTCGGGCGTCATATAGCACGTTGCCAAATCCCAATTACCCTGCAAGACCGCGTCGGGAAATTTCAATGGATCGGCAAACTGCGGGTACTGAGCACGGAATTGAGTAACGTCAAAGGTTACATAAGTCATAATTAAGTAATTTTAGCTGCTTTTAAGTCGGGCTCCCCGATCCTACCACCGCTCTTATAATCCACATCTGTCAAAGGGGCACTTGCATCCTTTGCCATGTTTTGCGCGGCGTTTTGTGCTTTCCGTGACAACTTTTCAGGGTTTGTAGATTTTTCGGTCGAAACCATTAAAAACCCGCGGTCAATCATACGTTTGAATACCGGGTGGTCTTTCAACCACTCGTAGTCTTGATCTGATACTACGCTCGCATAGCCAGCAAGCGTTTTTGGGTTAGCATACTCGCCTAATATTGCAACTCCCGCGTTACCCTCGATACCTACACGGCGTATTACTTTTGGCAGATTACCGTTGGGGGCGGGCGCATAGTCAGCAAAAATCGTTGGAGAACTTTTAGTTGAATAAATCACAGGCATAATTAAATCCCCGACCAACGCGTTAATGCGTAAGGTCTTTTAACGCTGGTACCCGCGGTCGCATTAGCGTAGTCCTCGGTATATTTTTTGGGCTCCATCAATACGCCAAGCGCCATAAATATTGTAGGTACTGCCTGGATAAACGTCCGTCTATCGTCCGTAGAGGTATCGTTAATCTCGTCTGCATAAGTGTACGCAACGTTTTCTCCGCCGTCTGCACCATCTAACTCTGGGGCGTTTTCGATGCGGACATTGGGGTAATTTTTTTGAAGCCAGTCGGCAACCGATGTCATGCCAAAATCAGATGTTACGGTTAAATAATCTCTAACTGCTGTTGCAACTGCCAAAGTTATGGGGGTGCTTTGAGGGTCAATCGCCCCTTTGGATTGTGCGCGTAAGGTCGACAAAAACAAACGTATATCAGATTGTATCTCTAAAAATGTTTTATCTGCCCACTGGGTACTTCCGCTAGCGCCGAGGGGTACGGTGGTATACGGTAACTCATTCGGATCGTTAAGAAACCCATAGGTAAGGTTATTACCGGCGTTATACCCGTAAAACCCTACGGCATTACGTACAATCTCTAACTGTAACGCAGCACCAGTACGTTTTTCTGCGGCGTTATCCAAATTCATCCGCGCCGCGCGTAACGTTTCGAGACGCCCTACCTCAATACCTTGCTCTTGCTGGACGATGTTACGCACGATTTGGTTAACGTTCCAGCTGGCTAAGGGTATATTTGTGTAATCACCATAAGCCCGAGCTTGACCGGTTAACTCGCGGACTGAAAAGACAATTTGCTTGTCTTCCCACGATCCCAACGTAGTACGCCCGACCAGCAAATCAATATTTCTGGGGGCGGTGATCACATGGATAAATCCAGGTAGCCACGCTTGTAAAAACTGTATTGGTGTTGCCACAGATGGCGTGGTTACGCCGCCTTGTAATGATGCGTCAAATGCTTGTACAAAGGCTTGTAAATCAACGCCGGTGCTTTTCAGACCTTTTTCATTTTTTGGGGCGGACAGGAAATTAAAAAACTCCTCCAAACTCGTCGCCGAGCTATCAAGGGATACTTGTAGCCCGCTACGGTTAACCGTGTTTGCAGAGGGGCGGAAAAAAGAATATTGCTCAGATGCCATGTGCATTATGTCATTACTCCTAAGGGATCGCAGGAACATAAGTTATTGATATTACGGCAAGACTTGGCGCACTGGTTATCGGGTAATCAATAACCGTCGCATAGCCATAAGCTGATCCTACTGGCACAGGAGCTCCCGGAGCAATGGTACCCAGCACTCCAGTGGTAGTGTTATATATGACCAGATCGCCTATTTGCGCGGGGCTGGCTAATTGCACAACAATGTTACCCATCGTGCATAATTGCCCGATCTCAAAATTTGGTAGGACTAACGACGGGGCTAGCGCGTTACCCAATACGCCCGTCAACGCATAGTCTTTAGACGCGACCAAATACCCCGCAAATAATCCAGTACCTCCCGCTCTTGCAGTATTAACCAACGCCGGATTTAAATTTGTAAACACGCGACCAAAAACGTTTTGGGTGGGATCGGGGGAATTAATTGTCCACGGATCGACACGACGAGGAGAGTTGTCGTAAAAATCGCCCGGGACACCAAAACAAGTTTGAAACGCTACACTCTGCTGTAATGACATTACTCACCTCTTAGATATTTATCGACGGTATCGGCAAAAGTTTGAGGCACTTTTACCTTACTATCCGCGGTTGACACGCTTGCAGTGCTTTTTTGAGTTGACGTTATATCCACACCCATTAAATAGGACTCTAACGCTGTCAGCTCATGACCGGGAGTACAACGTATCTTCAGGCGATTTACACCATATTTTGCTACGTCTGATAGACTTTTTGCGGCATGGTCAAACACCCCAATAATGGGATATAATTTTTTTGCCAGCATGTCTTTTTGCGCCAGCTCAAATGATATTTTTTTGATCAACTCATCTTGAGTCATTTTTGGGTGTTCGGTTTCTTTTTTTTCATCCAATTGCGGTGCAACTTCTTCAATTTCATCTCGATCTTCAGTTGCCATTTGTTCGGCTTCGGCTTTTTCTTCGGCTAACAATTTTGCTAAAACCTCTTCGATTTTAACCAGTTTTTCTGCCAACGATTCCAAAGTTAATTCGTCTTTTGCGATTTCCTCGGCTTTTTCTTCCGACATTTCGCTGTCTTTCATTTCTTTGATTTCTTTCATAACTTTTTTACTGTCCAATGTGGTTTTTAGTCTCGAGTCCAAAACCCGAACGTCCTTACCCGCTCTGCCCTCACGAACCAATGCTAAGTGATTGCCTCTTAAATCCCTTTGTACGCCATCGTAAGGCTCACCGTCAAAAATTCCCGGTGTCATATCATAACGACTTACGTAGCCTATTGACAACTCCTTTTTACCATTTTCTAGTATTTCTTTTAAATTTCGGGAAAAAACCCGTAAATTCGCTTTTAGGAATTTATCTATCGGATCAAAATATACTTTTTCGCCGGTTACGCCCTCAATTCGCTTAGTATCCGATCCTCCTAGCCTATCCCCAACCATTTCATGGTCTATTACCCAAGGAACCAATTTGAAAGAGTCCACACACTCTTGGTTATCAAGCTCTTCCGCGGGGCGGTAAATACGATAAATTTTTTCAGCGTCTAATCCCAGACTTCCGCCTGGGTCAATTTCACTACCCAAATAAGGGAAAATGCCCACTTTTGAGATTGGGTTATCGTCAATTTCAATATACCCGTTAAAATCCTCTTTTCTGGCGCTTTCTGCCATTATTTACGTTCCTCCATTTGGAAATCATGAACGGGTATCATTGTGCAACGGCAATTAGGCAATTGCCCCGGTATACCCCGTTCGCCTGTGTTTTCATCAATAATTGGTAAGTCGTCAAAACTATAAATTTTACCGTCCATTTCCATGTGTAGCTTTCTGGGATTTTGCCCCCCACCGCTGTGCGACCATTCGAAATATTTAATCCCCACCGCTTTCATCCGCTCCGCATTTATTACGTTAGATGCTTTACGCGTTTGGTCTTCCGCGATATTTTTCGCGCGGCGCTCGGTCATTCCACCCCGTTTGACCAAATCGTCTTTCATCTTTTGTAGGTCGACTTCGGCCGTCAAATTACGGTATAAATCCCCCGATACCTGATTCATATACTTTTCGGGGATGTCTTTAATAAGCGCTATATTTTCGTTAATTAATATTTTTACTTGTTCTTTCACGTTTTTACTGGTATACTTGGGGAGTAAGGGAGACCGCAATTCAATAGCCCTTTCTTTCGGGTCTGCCATTTCGCGCAGGCTGTTGTTTAAAATCACACGGTTGTCTTTTAGCACGCCATTTACCATTTCCCCCGCTAGTCTTTTAGCACGCGTGGAAAAAAAAGAAACAAATTTTTGTTTTAGCTTATTTAACATTATCTTACTCTCGCTACCGATTGACGCGTCCATGGTCGTTAATTTTTTATTATACTCTTTATACTCTTTGTAGGTGCTACCCCGCAATAAACCCATTACTTTTTGTTCTACGCTTTCCCGCATTTTTTTTACCAACGCTTTAAGTTTTTTTCGATACGCGGCTAGTCGATACTGGCTAACATGTAACGTAGCCCCATATTGTAGCATTTTAGCCGATTTCGTCGTTTTCTTCGGGCGCATTTTCCATCTCCGTAAAATCCTCGTCGACCTCAATTTCCTCGGATAGCCCGTTATATCCACTTGACGGATCGTTGATCACGCGCGCCCGTATCTCCTCCCCGCTCAACGCCCCCAAATTGACATAAACCGCATCGACCTCACTTTTTAGCTTGTTGACTTCTGCCGCTTCTTTTTCCGTCGGCTCGTCCGATTTGTTCCACTCGATCTTAAAGTCAAACGGATCTATCCCGTATTTTGGGCATATTTCGGACAGCAATAATAATTGATAGTGGCGCTGCAAAAACGGGGTAAAATGGCTATTTTTTATACACCCCAATAACTCGTGGTAACTAGACTCCTCATAATTTCCCGATGAGCCCATACCGGTCGGCGACTCGCCTAAAAACTTTGTGATCGGTATGCCGCTTTCCGCTGCAACTAGATGGTACTGACCTTCCATTATAGCGTTAACGTCAGTCAATGTCGTGTCAAATTGTGTGATTTCTTCTTCATGATCGATTAAATCTACGCCATAATTATCTCGATAATACGACGCAAATTTAGCCCTATTCTCAAATGCTTGCTGGTTCATGAGCGCAGCCCCCATGTCTATTTTTTTTGATGTTAGTCGTTTGGTCATCAGCAACATGGGCGCCTCATTGCTCGATCTTGTGGCGTTATACACACTCTCGTAGATTTTTTGTGGGATCGATAGACCGCCAAAAAGATACGCAGGCTTTAATATGTCCGCTACTTCTTCGTGTCGAATTACAATAAGGTGGGTTCGGTGGTATATTTTACCCTGCACGTTCCACCACGTGGGCTCCATAAAATACGGATAACTTGGATCCCCCGCCGTTCTCGCGTCCAATTCAGGCGTTACCCAAAACGGGTCTACTTGAGTAATGCCCTCGTAAGAGTTTGGCGTTACCCCCTCGGGGTTAAACGGGTTACGATAAAATTCTTCCCCCGCGCCACGTATGTTAAAAATTACAATCCTTATGCCAAACATACGACAACGGCTTTCCATTTTTTCCATCTGGTAATTTAGCGCATAATAATCATCAAGCTGCCGCATTTCGTTTAGTATTTTTAAGTCCAGCTCGACTCCATCGTTAACTGTGATTTTATACCCTTTCCTTAACGCATCCGCCCCCGGCAACGTGCACGCTTTGGATATCTGTGTGTTTTGCGCCAAAATTGCACACGTCTGAAACCCGATAAAACTTTGCGATCCATACCACTGCAAAACCGCTTCGGGGATATTTTGATTAGAGACGGCAAACGCGTTCTTTAGATAATTTGAGTCCATCGTTCCGACCGACGCGTCTTGAGTTCCGTTCGCAGATTTTAGAAATTTCCCGACATCCGAAAAATACACACGATTTAGCGATCTCAAAATGTCTGGACGACTTTTAGGGTTAAATGGCGCCTCTTCCCAAAATTCTTGGGGCGTTTTTTCTTTTTCTGCCTTTATTTCTTTAGTACTTTTAAGTTTTTTCAGCCATTTAAAAATCATACAACCCCCTAAAATTTTTTGAAAACGCCATCATCACGGTATCTGCCCGATTAGGCGACTGCGCCCCAGGCGGCGTTTTGTCGATCATCATTTTACCAGATGGAGATAAGATTTTTAACGGCTGTGATAATTCTGCGGTTAACTCGTGCAATTCAGGGTTAGATTTGTCTAAACTTATTAATGCCTCAGCTTCATAAGGAGATTTTTCGACGACCGCCCGATAAGTCGCTAAAAATCGATCACGCAGATGCTGCCAGCACTGCGCTTTATAGTTATAGTAACGATCTTTGTTTTTTACGCCGCTATTTCCTTGTGCCTCGGGCATTTTTACAGCCGCTGAGCCCCTAAACGCTACCGGCAAAATCGGGTTCTTGCGAGATTTTATGCGTTCCGCGTTAATCGCATTAACATCCCCCCGTATCGGGCTGCCCAAACCGTCCGCGTCATAAAGAAATTGCGCGCAACCGTATTGGTCGCAAACATCAATGACTTTTAGCACACTCGTATAGACGTCGGATCCACGACCTGACCATGTACGAGTATAAATAATTTCGTTACCTTTTCGCACCGTCACACAATTTAAGTCTTTTCCCTCATCGGCGGGATCATACGCCACGACCGTTTGACCAGTATTCTCAACGCCCAAAATTTCAAACGCCCCGATCGCCGCTTGAACCCACGCCGCGGGAATCAACACACCCTCAACGCTTGCGTTGTAATCAATGTCTAGTTCTTGTGCAATAATGACCGAATCATAGAGTAGTTTTTTTTTCTGCTCTTCGTACCATTCTTCGTCTTTGCGTGGGTCGTCACGCCAATGGTACGAAAAAACGGGCATTAACCCGGAAAATCGTTTTTTGGCAAACGGGTTATTCCGCCCGTTTGGCGTACTTATGTAAATAAGACAATTAGACGTATTGGATAGTGCCGCGTCAATTTTTTGCGGGTTTGAAAAAAAAGCCGCCTCATCCAACATATACAGTGACGTACGTGCACCACGCCCTAAATTATCCCCGGCTTCACCCGCCAGAATACTATTTGTCCCAGGGATAATCACACGCATATACGGCGCATGCTTTTTTTGATCCCACCCCCCCCGAAATTCCTCAGGCAACATGGACAACAAGTAGCGCACCTTCGGAAATAGCGCTTTTGGGTCATCCATCGAATCGACGTAGATTTCTTTACGGGAGCCAACGCCTATAACCATATCGCGATGAAACAAACATAACGTTGTGCATAACGCTAACGTCAGCCAGGACATCCCGCTATCACGGGATTTGTCGACTAGCATATGTCGTCGATTACGCCAGTTGTCCAACGCCCAAAGCACAAATTCTTCTTGACGCGGGAATAGCAAAAATGGTATCGCCGCGGGCAAATTGCGCTCAATATTTCTTGGCTCTAAAATACACGCCCAATCAGTCAAAAATTGCGCGGGGTTATCACAGTAATGCTTTTTTAGCAGGGGTACAACTTCAGGGTTTTTACGTATTTTTCGCAAATTCTCGGCGCGCCACTCAAAAACCATACGGTAATCGGGATTTTTAAAGTCAAAATTAAATGGTAGCGGCATGCCTAACGCCTTACCAAATCGGCGTATGCTCGCGCCGCATCGACTGAGTCTACCGCTGTAAACGGTTTCATGATTTTCTCATTGCTTGGAGTTATATCTATCGTTTCTCGGGGTTTACCACACACGCGGGATAGCAACGTCTCAATTGTTGGCAAACGTTTTTCCTTTAGGGCTTGGATGAGGCACGCAGCTAGTATCCTCTCGTATATCGTCGCTCCCGAACAATTATAAAGATCGAAAAGCTCGTCAAGCGTATAGGCTAATAAGACCTCAATCGTGTCTCTTAGCTCTTTAGTCGTGTAACGTATTTTTGACCGTGCTAATACTTTTTTTCGTGACGGTTTATTAGTCAAAACCCCCTCCTCCCACTAAACACACTATAACATTTATACCCGACAGTTGCAAACGATGTAACCCATTGATAATAAACGAGTAAACGTAAAACTCCCCTAAAATTAGTAAAAAATTTACCTAGATTTCACGGGTTTTTACCAAAAATAAATTCCGCCGAGTTTTTTATGAATTCTTGGTGAATTGAGCGTCGTTAACTCCGATTTTTGCTAATTTTGTGGTATGTCATGATCTAAATTCATAAATAACTGGTGAATTTTAAAGTTAACTGATTGAATATAAAGGGTTTAATTTTTAAATTTGCTAATTTTGTGGTATGTCATGATCTGTTTTAATTAATCATCGGGGAATTTTTATTCTAAATGCTTGTTTTAAATACGTTTTACCGTTTTTGTTGGATAGTTATTGGTCAATTTTTTAAAAGATCATGACATCGTTGATTTTAAAGGGAAAAGCACACTTTTTACCTCTAATCGGTCATGATGTAAATCCTAATTAATCATAGGGGAATTTCTGACCTTTTTTATTAATTTCAAGCATTTCTTGGAAACTCGATAAACCCACAACCCCAAGCGTTTATGGGGAGTTAGAGGTTTTTTACTGTTAAGTACACAGTATTTATATTTCCTATTTATTTTTAATGGTCATGATCTACTAACTCACCAACAAAAAATGACTACTAAAACCAGGTGAAAATCGTTTAAAATTTATTAATTTCTGGAAACTAAATTATATGCGAGTGAGGAGATCATGACCGATTTTTTTTTGCGACACCCCAAAAATTTGTGAAAACTCTCTACACACCTGTGTTTATGCGGGGTTAAGCCGTTTTTTGCAAAAATCACTAAGGGTTAAGGAAACCGGTGCCTACAACCGCGTGGTTATTGGAGTTAGCAAATTAGCAAAAAATTTTTTTGGGTTTGTGGTTTTTAAAATTTAATTAATCATAGGGGAAAAATTTACCTATGTAAATCAATAAGTTACAATCTCAAAAATCGGTCATGATCTATTTTAATTAATCATAGGGGAATTTTTATAGAAGTCGATAAAAAACCCCAAAAATGTGTTTAAATCTTTTAGTCGCTCCAAAAATCTAAAGTGGTACCAACACATACTTAAAAAACGTCGTTTAACGCACCATTTTTGGGAGATAATGATCGTATCGCTACTACCCTACCAGTCTTATGGTGGTCGCGTAATTTAGAGGCGTTATTTCAAACATTCATGTTTTGTATATCGTCACGGCTAATTCCCGTACAATTAATAAATCCCATCAGTAAAATCTTGCAAAATACCGTTTTCACACCAGTACATAACTTTTTCACCAACTATTATAAATCAATGACTTACGAGTAAAATTCCCCTATGTCTAATTAATTTAGATCATGACATATGGCAAAATTAGCAAAAACACCTTTTTTCACCTATTTTTAATAAACGGTAATTTGACGGGGATTGATCGCAATATTTTTTAATTTTTGATATTATTTTTTGGGGGTATCGGCCGTTAATTGATTTAAAAATCTGTGAGTTAAAAATGAAAGAAAAAACACCTTATGCACAAAAAGTGAATATTTATTCACACGTTTACTCTGTTTTACCCGTTGAGTCTTTGACGATTTCCTCGAAAAACCCACGAAAAATAAGCGAAAAATCCTATACCAAATTGGTGGACAGCTTAAAAACGTCGCCTTGGATGCTTGAGATACGTCCGATAGTAGCGACTCCCGCAGGTGTGGTCTTAGCAGGAAATCAGCGGTTAAAAGCTGCAAAAGCCGCGGGGCTGTGTGAAATACCCGTGGTTATTGTCAACGGGTTAACCGAGGATCAATACGATGAATTTTCAATTCGCGACAATACGAACGCAGGGGAGTGGGATTGGGCGGTGTTGAACGACGAGTACGATTTGGATTTGTTGGCTGCTTGGGGTATAGACATGCCCGTTGAAAAATTGGAAATACTAGAAAGTTGTGAAAAACTAAAAGAAGTTAAACATGACTTATTGGTGAATTGCGCGTATGCGGGTGAATTGGAAGAGTTGTACCGAGAATTAAAGGATCGTGGGTTTAAGTGCAAAAAATATTAACCTCGTACCGTCACGTAATCCTTATGGCGGTACGAAGACCACAACACTAAAATAGCCTTAAAATATCGCCTTATCCGTGCCATATTTTAAGGATAGCATGCGGTACGTAATTTAGCATGTCTCAAAAGGGCTAGTCAAGTTGCGTTTTTATCTCAATGCAATCTTTAGTATCCAAAAAATCCATGATGGTGTTACGGTAGTGTATTTCATACCCCAACCAACTTACGGCTAATACTGAGCCAATAATTAAATATAGTTTAGTCCTAAAATCATTCATACGTTAATTCCCCTGTTATTTTAAAGTAATATGCTTTCAAAAAATTTTAAAAAAATCGTCCGGCTTTCCAACCCGTTGTACCCCCCGTTAATGCGTTTGGTTACCCCTTTAAAATCCCCTTTATCGGCTAAATCATTAAGTTTGTGATCTAGCCACCATTGTGCCGATACCGCAAGGGCGAATTCTGGGGTGCCTTTTAATTTTGCGGTAAAATCCGCTAACGGCAGATTAAATTTTTTCGCCATCGCCTCGTAATTTGACCGTCCCGTTAATTGGATATAACCACGCCCTTTGAAGCGTACCCCATCACCGGGGTCTGTGTTCCCCAAGTCTTTACGATTTTCATACGCCGCCCCCGATGCGTACTCCTCCAGCGTTTTAAAGCTATCGGTTTCGTGGGCGATTTGCGCTAAAAAAAACGCTTTCCGTGCGGGGGAAGTTATTCTGCCATAAGATTTTAAAATTTCCGATTGCCCGGAAAGCTCTTTGATGATTGGGGCTAAGATGCTTGATTTTGAGAATCGAAATCTTTGCGCCATGACGCCATGGACGCCGAAGCGATCCATGAGAGCTTTATAGTTAATTGTGGTCATGATATATACCCTTAATGAGTTATGTTTGTGTGATTATCAGACGTCTTAAATTTTACAAATTCGTAGAGTTTATTCAATTTTGCCCTCAAGTCTTCCACCACAATAAGCTGTGTGTAGTCATCAAGGTCTTGTAGTATTTCAGATAGGCGATTTATCAAGTCTTTATATTCGTCTAATATTTTTTCGTACAGCATTATCGCACCCTCCCCGTAAATTAATCGTTAATATTATGCTTATCGCAATGGGATTGGATTAAACGTTTTCCCTCTTTTTTCAATCTTTCCGCGATTTCCGAACGATTGATCGGGGTATTCGGGGGTGCGACCACCCCCAACCGTGCATACCCCCTAGACACTTGTATCAGTGTGATTTCGATATTGTCGCCAATCATGATGGATTGACCGGACTTTCGGCTTAATACCAGCATTTAAATCTCCTATTGTCATATGTCGTTAATGCCCAATATTTCCGATCGATTAGAAAAATCACGACCAAAAACGGGGGTGTTTTTTTGCTCACTCTTATCTTTTAGGTAAAGATTTAGCAAATTTCTAAATTCATCTTTTTTAAGTTTACGTTTTTTTAGATTAATCCCGTAAAGTTTAAGCAAAAATTTAGAATGTGGGCATTTCGCCCATTGAAGTATTTCATCCGTTATATCATATGACATGGGTATTACTCCTTTAGTAATTAAAAACTCTTGCAGATTAAAACCTTGTGTTATAAAATATGAGCGCTCCATCATCGCACGTTGTTAGTAATTTGGCTACTGCGGGCACATCCACTAAATACCCCCGCTCGGCTATTTCGTCCGGTGTTGCCTCGTCAAAAAGTACCCGGACGTACCACTCATGGTCATTACGTTTTATCGCCGCCCAATAAATTGGCTCGTCGGTTGGGTAGTCATTTAACCGGGCATACTCCTGTGATAACCTCCTTACGCCCGCCATAATGATGTCCCCGACATTTGCCCCATTAAACGCAAGATTGAATAACTCTTTCATTTTTTTATCCTCTATAGTGTTGTGGTTAATAAGTACACTATAGTACATATATACATGTATGTCAACAATTAATTTTGTGATCGACTATACTCCTCCATTAGCGTATCTACGTCACGGATATCGAGCCAGTGCGACTTTGCCTTGACGTAGATAGTTATGCGTACGCCATCGGGCATAACGGGTCGGGGGGTACGATTAGCGTTAGCCTCTAAGAGCGGGTGGACAACATATCCCATACGGGCCAGAAATTGCCGTCGTGCCCGGCGGGGTAACGCTCGTGTTAAAAACGCACGCTCAAGTAATTTTTCAAGTGCTGCACTGGATACACAATCCCCCTTAAATCCCGGTAATTGATCAATGATAGCGTCTCGTATCTCCGTCTCATACGGGTATTGTGTCGCGTCAATCGCCTCATGTGTTGTGCTTGTGATAGGCGCACGAGCGCATAACGTGGCGGGGTTATACTCATCGGGTATCTTGTAATTTAATAAGTAATGATGTACAATTGAGTACCCATCCTTTTTTAACCACAGCTCCGTTAAATTGTGGAAATACCTATCCGTCATACCACAGCGCTCTAAGTCCTCATAGGTTTGTTGAGCGGTAAAAAATATCGCTAAACGCCGCTCGCTTTTTGTTTTTTTGACCGCGTGTTTGTGATTAGTCGTCAGGAAAAAATTAGTACATACCTCACCAAAAAACGAGTCAACCCCTTTGGGCTCTAACTCCAAATGATCCTCAGATAATAGCGTTTTTAACGCCTCCATTGCCTCGGGGTTAGTGTCGTCAATGAGCACCTCGTCCACCCAGGCAAATAGTTTGCGGTACATCCACCCGTTAAATCTCGCTGCGATGGCTTGCGCCCGGGGGCTGTGCGTATAAGCATAGCCCAAACACTCGGCGATACATCGCCCAAGTAGCGTTTTGCCGTTGCCCTCCACCCCCTGGATAAGTGGGCACCACCTGAACTTAACGCCCGGGTATTGCACGCAAGCCGCTAAATATGACGTTAATATAATTTGGTCGACTCGATCGGGCAATAATTTGGCGATGTGCGCGGTAAATGGTGTGGCGTCTCCCGCAACGCAAGGCGTCTGTATCGGGTAATAGGTATTGACCGATAATCGACCGTCTTTTTCCACGATTTCCCCGGGCGGGCGTTGCGGTAAAAACGCCCCGTACGCGACGCGTGGAAATTTAATGACTTGATTTTGGGTGTAAGCTTTCCAGGCGTCGGGCGTTGTTTTTTCTCCCGCTTGATCCAGTACAAATAATCTCCCGCCGTAGACCGCCTTAAATTGCTCTGGGTTAAGCAGATCACCGCGAGGGGTCATGATCTTGTGTAATTGCTGGATGTACACACACCCCTTAAAATACTCTAATTGCGACGCGGTGCTTAAGTACGCTGAGCCTGTGACCATCACGGGGGCAATTTCGTGAGGTGCGATAGCCGTAACAGGCACCCCCGAGTTGACGAGTTGTGTATCTGCTTGTAACACGATCGACGTTGGTTTATTGGCGACTTGTGACTGCCTGGCGCAAGCTTTAAGGATCGTATCTCGTAAGTAATCGGGGCGTTTTAGCCATTTATCGCGGATTAGGTGTGATCGTAACATCAAGCGGTAAATCCGCTCGCAGTTGAGCCCTGTGTAATATGCTAGATGACATGCCAGCGCCATGTCTGCTGCTGACTCGTCAAACGCGTTGCGCTCAGAGGGGTAATACGTCGTTAACGCATTAACGTTGCGATGCCACAAATCCGTAAATGATGCGGATCGACCAAAAGCAGCGTTAACCGACTTGTGTGTTAACACGTGATTGATCAAGTCGCCATCGTCTGTATAGCCGCGCCATTCGTCGCATGGGGTGTCCGTCCACGTACTTTTAACGGGGGTGTCAAGCGGCGCAAAAAACGTCTGCGTAATATCTATAAGCGCGTCGGTACAATCGTACGAGGCGTCACCACTGGCGTGTATACCTGTTAGCGCGACAAATCGCTTAGATGTGTATAAGTCTAATCCGGTACCTGGTAATCCCTTGCAACGATGTACGACGTCTCGGGATAAGGATCCAATGATGTGTAGACCACGCCTTGAGATTGATACCTCGACTGCTGCACCGGCTAGACGTTTGCGCAGTTCAATGGCGGTTTTTGACCATTTCTGCGTTGCGATATCATAAGCATCATCGATATCGCAAAGAAAAAATGGGTCTTTGTCTGTCAAGACAAACCCAACGCCGTAAGCTAAGCGGCTGTCTGGCGGTATGGATTTCCACGCATCACGTATGGTATAATAATCATTTTGGTTGTTGGGGTCATGCGCGTCACATGCCGTTAACCCGCGGTATTGTACGGGGGTTTTTTTAATTTTCCCCCCGTCAGGGGCTAACTCGTACATGATAAATTGGGGGTAATTGTTAAGCGCGCTAAATGCAGACGGCAAAAAATCCATAATAGCCTCATCGATTAAAATTAGGACTTAGCGTTAACGCTAAATGATGTATAATATTTATAATCGGTTCGGGTCGGCTATTAGGTTAGACGGGGTTAAAATCCTAAGCTTTTGCGGCAAATATAGTCAGTTAATATTTTTATTTTTTGGTCGAGGGGCAACCCTAGCGTAGCGGGTCTTAGTGTAAAAATAGCCTCTGCGATCAAGTCTTGGTTTCCCTCGTTTGGAAACGCCATTGCTTTTTCCACGACTGCGTCACGCACGTTTTCAATCGCCCCATAAAAATGTACGATGTTACTGCCGTAAACACCACTTAATCTACATACGGATACCTGTGTTACGTGACGCAGACCTTTTTCGCAAGCTATTTGATAAGCGCTGTCTAGTATTTTATCCCGGGAATGTTTTCGTTGTTCTTGTTTTTTGTTAATCGTCATGGTTAATAATCTCTGCATAGCCTCCAAGCTTATTGATGAGGTTCATCCAATTTTTTTGTGCGTTAAATCGTTTATTATTTTTTATTGACGTACGAGGCTTTTTTATCTCCAATGAGACAAATTGCCCGATCGTTTTCCCGATGTGTTCTGCGGTTATCGTGATGGGTAGTATGCCAATTAAGTCGGCGGATTTAAGTGATTCGTTTATTTTTTTTGATTCGTTTGCTAATCCATATCGTATTAATTGCCTTTTAGTGTCGTAATACGCCCCGACGTTGTTACGCCACAAGCGCGCGCCCATTGCGGAGTATTTTAAGCGGATCGAATTGAGTAGGTCGGTCTCGGTTTGAATGGCTATTTTTTTAGTTTTCGAAAAATCCATAATCTTTTTGATCTGTTTGACTGTTACGACAATACTAATATAAGATTATGTACATGTCAATAGAAATTTATTTGATCGCATAATTCTAGGGCTTGTCTTGCAGATAAGCACTGCGCGCTCATGACATCAACCCCGTAAGTCGCGAAAAATAAACGATAAATTTCGGGGTCTGTGTACCCCTCCGCGCGTCGGCATCCCGCCCATTGGGCTATTTTTTGACGCAAGGTATTTTGGGCGTTTTGCCTCAATCCGTGTCTCTTGATTAGCCCCATCCGCGCCACATCAGACAAATGGGCGGGGGGTCTGGCGGGAGCATCTATACGTGCAATCTCCCCGCGTAAAACCTCAAGCGCCGCGTCGTCCAGCTCGGTAAGATCGCCCTCTACGTGCTCGGGAGCGGTACGCTCGCCATAAATGACTTTTTGTCCGCAATACGGACATAGCGTTTTAACTCTTGGATATACAGCGTTGCATGCGGGATTATCACATACCCGTATTAATACGGTATTTATAGCGTCTCTCCGCTTACGAGGGGGGGGGGCGTCTAACCCCCATTGTCGACGGGCGTCGGGTAGCCCATGCCGCATGACGTTACCCGCGTGGTCTATAATAATGGCGTGTGTTTTTCCCGGTGCGGGGCGTAGTGCACGACCAAATTGTTGCGTGTAGAGCCCCAACGATTGCGTGGGTCTTGCAAAACTGACCACACCAACCTCGGGAACATCCACCCCCTCCCCCAGGATATCAACGTTAATTAATTGCAAGATATCGCCAAGTCGAAACGCCCGCATAACATGTGCCCGGACGGTCGCGTCGGTCTTACCTGTGATTAACTCTGCGGTTACGCCCGCTTGTCGATACCCCTGTAGTATTTCTGTGGCGGACTCAATCCCGCTCGCAAAAGTAATCCCCCGTACCCCCATTGCTAATCGTGTATAATGATTGACCACATCTCCTGTAATGGTCGAGGCTTTAACCGCGTCACGTAATTGTACCGGGCTGTAATCGCCTGACGCAGCGGTTTTAACGTGTGATAAATCCAGATTACTTGGCGGGGCAAAAACCCGATAATCTGATAAGTACGCTTGTTGGATTAGCTCTCGCATCGATACTCCTACAACAAGCGCGTCCAAGACACCGCCATGGTCTCTTGCCAAACTCCGACCGTCAGACCTTACGGGCGTCGCCGTAAGGTATAGCCCTCGGGCGTTGACAAACAATTGAGCGGCTTTACCCCATTTGTTATCCTCCAGGACGTGATGCGCCTCGTCTTGGACTAATAGCGTAACGCGATTATAACGGGGGTCGCTTGGGCGTCTCAAGAGTGTGTCCACACTCGCAACAAATACGCGGGCGTCGGGCGCAAAAAATGTCCGCCCAAACGTTATCCGTTGGACAGCCATAATGGACTGTATGGATTTTTTGGAGGCGATAATATCATGCACAATCCCATTAGCGGCAAGCGCCAACGACATCTGGCTTAATAATTCGTGGCGGTGGACGATTGCCGCGCAAAATCCTTGCTCTGCTGCAATCAACGCCGAAAATATGACCGTTTTACCCGCACCGGTGGGCAACACAAGACCGACGTTTTTTGCGCCCGACGCCCAAGCGTTACGGATATCGTCAATGATACTATGTTGATAATTGCGTAATGTTATTGTCATATCTAGAGTATATGATGGTTAAGATAATTAAGTCAATAATAAGTATTGACATAACAGTATTAATGGGCTATGATTATCTTAATTAATCATTAACAACTACGGAGAGCAACACAATGACCAAAGTCAAAACCACTAAATACATAATTGATTGTGCCCATCTGGATCGCCCACGAGGTGAGCATAAAATAAGCTATGAGAGTTATATATCAGATGATACGCCCAGAATGCTTTGGGAACATACTTATGATGACCTTTCCGAGGCAACAGAAAAATACCAGGAATTGTTAAAATCTCCAACTCTTGTGGGGATTTGTTTGATCGAGTGGCAATGCGACGGAAAAGTAAATTTAATGACCGGGCGCTATGGTGACCGTCACGTATCCAACAACGCAATGATCAAACGAGTCATTAAACACCATTCTCGATCCTATCATCAATCTAAATATATGTGCCCCCTAAAGCGCGAATATTGGGTTGAGATTACAATCGGCGACTGGATCGAAGAAACGTGTATTATTTTTGATCGATTTACGGGTCGTTTTTACCTCAATCGAAACAAATTGCCCGATCGTTCTCCCCCTGCGACATAAAAGATTATTCTGTTGGAGGGGGGGAACTGGTTGAAATGGACGATCCCGGCATAAAAAAACTTCAATCACACCAACCAGATAGTGGTTGGTGTGATTTATCGACCAGATAGTGGTTGGTGTGATTTATCGACCAGACATGGCATAATTATCAGGTACATAAATATGAGCAGCAAATACCATTATAGGCAGGTTAATGATTACGAGCCGTATTCGGTTTCGGGCAAAGAGTATTACAACTTTGTAATCGGCGGGGAACGATACTACATTTTTATACAAAAAAGACTCGGTGTCAGATGTTGGCGGCGAATTTTTTTAGCGTCCAAAACTCAAAATGTGTTTGTTTGCCGCGCGGTGCTTAACATCATACTATTTGATGATGAGGACGCGTCAAACTACATAGACTCTTATTTTTTCAACCGCCCACGCATTAGGGCATATGAGCATGTTTTTAGGGGGTATAAACCGGGGGACATAACACCCTTGATCGGGAGTGGCCCTACGCATATTAACCTATTTTGTTTTAAGCCATTTTTTGATTTTGAGCTTACCGCTCAAGCACTCGTTGTAGATAGCGTGGAGCGCGATACCCCCGCGTTAATTTTGGCAGATTTTAAGGATTTTTTCACTTGCCCCGACGCTGTTGTTGCAGCGCAACTAAGATACTTCAAAAATTACGGAAGAAAAGTATTGACATAACAGTATTAACGCGCTATGATTATCTTAACTAATCATTAACAACTACGGAGAGCACTAAAATGGCTAATCAATACACCTACAAAAAAATCGATTTGCCCCATTGGGTAAACAAAGAGATGGGCGTTGTTTGTGGTGGGTTCCTTCAAAACCGTGGTGGTATTTTCCACACGCTATTAAGATTTAACCCCAATAAAAACGAGTATGATTGGGTGCTTGCATCAGTCCAGCAATCGATTTGGGTATGTCGTAAAATAATACCCGATAAATTTGCGAGTAAAGAAGACGCACTTGAGTTTTTACAATCTCTATGCGACCGACGTACAGTAACGCGCGGGGAATGTGATTTAATCGACAGTACCGTAAAATTTAACGATGCGGGTACAGCAGAGATTTTTGACTTAAGCCGTATGGTCAGCACCTATTTGAGCGATTATGATTTTATAGAGTTTGACGAGTATTTTGCACATGATTACCAATGTTTATTCATCGCCGATTTTAAAAATTTTACCGAGCTTGATCAGTCTAAATTAGACGAGCAGTTACAATACCAACAACAAGTTATATACGTGCTAAAAAACATTAAATAAGTATTGACATAACAGTATTAATGCGCTATGATTATCTTAATTAATCATTAACAACTACGGAGAGCACAAAAATGACTAACCAATATTACTATGAGCAATACCAAACCCCCAAGCCTTACATAATTTACGACTTACAACATTACGTATTTATTCGTAAAAACAGAAACGCCAACGAATACCACATTGTTATCGCGCTAAAACAAAAAAATATTTTTATATGCCGTGCGGTACTCGGCATAACCTTTAGCGCCGAAGAGCAGATAAAGTCGTATTTAGATGAGTATTTTTTGACTAATCACGCATCGGTAAGTACCTATCGAGGATTTTTTGAGGAGTACGAAAAATCTGGAGATAAACGGTATTTACAGAGCCGAGAATTTGCCTCCATACTACATTTTAAGGATTTTTCATTTTTTGAATCCTCTGTTAACTGCAAGATTAATGGGTATTTTAATCGTGATTTGTACTCCATAATTTTGTCGGATTTTAGGCATTTTTACGATTGCGACGATTCAGTCGCGCAAAATCAAATAAATTATTGTAAAAAAATACAGGCGTTACCGATCGATTGCTTAACGTCTTATCGGGTGGTTAACAATCGAGGGAGTGCCACGACAAATGGGCATCGCCCCGAACTTGACGTAGGCGCATGGAAGAAAAAATACAACGAGAGTCTTAAAGCATGCTAAAAGATCTTAAGCTCAGGTTTTTGGATTTTTACGGTCATCGGGCAGTTTTAGAGGCGTTATTTTATTGTCAATCTACGACCGTAACACCTGAAATATTTAACTGGATAAAGCAGCGATACGGGGATTTGGGGGCTATCGCTAAATTAGAGCGCGAGTACCGTCTGTTGTTAGACCGATACCCTTGTGACTATGTCGCCGAGGCAAGTAAAATTGTGCTATGTGGACGCCAACTGACTCGGTCGTGTCAGTTGGAAGAAATCGAAAAATGTATTATTCATAAATTAGCAAATAGACCTATTGATTTATTAAGTATTTTAACGCGGGAATGATCAAATGAACATAATAGGGCTACACCAGAAAAAAATTTTTTTTGAATCGGCTACAATGTCTATCGCCGAACTTAGTTCAATGTACTCTATTGGCGGGCTTATTCAACCCTTGAATTTTTCGGATTTTTACAAATTGAAGATCAAACAAAAATCAAGGTTAATAGAGTCAATTTTAATTGCGGTACCTTTAAAATATTTTATCATGCTCCAAAATTACGATGCCTCTTGGCAAGTCCTTAGGGGCGGTAAACGTCTATCCGCTATTTTTTCATTTATGGGGGTGGACAGAAATTTTGAGCCTTACCCCCTTTCTGACCTGAAATATTGCACCGAGTTATCTGGTGTTGTTTGGGATGAGCGCGCCTCGCAAAAAAATAAATCCGCCCCCTATTTGTCAAACAAATTAAGACAGCGTTTTCTTGGGGAAAAAGTCAATATTAAAATAATAGATAAGGGGAAGTTAGGCTGGGCGGGCATGAAAAATTTTGAAAATTTGTACAAATCCGAAGAATGATAAACCTTAAAAAAGAAGGGGGGGGGGTAAAAACGTGGAAAACTATAAAAAAATAACGATAAAAAAGGATGATTACGAGTTGAATCTTAAGTTTGGGGGTGATTTGGATTTTGGCGTTGTGTTTAAATCGGTCACAAAATTATGCGATTTTTTTGACGATTATTTGAGTCGCAGAAAAAGCGGGTCGGAGATCGGTTTTATTTCTGACCGCCCCAAAAAATCTAATCCTCAAGACGACAAACTGACCGGTGAAGAGCTCACAAATCTAATCAAATCTGGGGGTGATGACGTTGCTAACGACGATATAGTTAACCCTGTGGATACAGCGCCTGCCCCTCCAAAAGTGCGTAAACCTAAAAAGGGCACCCCCTCGGACGGAACGCCCGCCCCCCGCGATAACTGGGAACCGCCTAGTATGACGGTATTATCCGCGCCATTACCGCCCCCCGTCGACACCGCGGAAACGCTAAAAGATACATTTACGCGTATGATTATACTGCTACAAAGCTCAATTAGTCTAGGCTACGCAACGCCCGAAACGGTCAAAGCGCTGTTAAACCAATTGGGGTGTAGCACCATCGCGGAACTGTCAAATGACGCGGAAAAAATCTATGCTATGTTGGACAAATTGGGGGCACTATGCGAACCCTAGCGCCAAGTCTTGCGGGCATGCGCATGATGTGCCCGGGCTCTCATCGTATGCTAGATCACGCCCCTGAGCATCCCCCCGATGAGCGCGCACTACACGGTATCGCCGTACACGCATTAGCGGCTGCGATGTTATCAACTCTTGACGATAATTATGCGTATACTATGCCATCTAACTTTGACGGCATAGCGACAATTACCGACGATATGGCTAATGCAGCAATATATTATGTTGATGTGGTGATTAATTATCTACGCAATGACTATCTTAAGCCCATAAATTTACGTGTTGAAGATAAGGTCATAGTGCCTCAAATTAGCAACCTGTGCCGTGGTACTGTAGATGCCTGGATGTACAATCCAGTCACAAATAAGATACATATTATAGACCTAAAAACGGGCTATACGCCCGTACAAGCCGTCGAAAATTGGCAATTAATTGAGTACGCGCTTGGCGTGATTTATACGTTGACACAATTGGGGATTAATATCTACCCAACGACTGAGCTAAATCTTATTATTGTACAACCCAATGATTTTGCACATGTGGCCCCAAAACATTGGACGTTGACGGTGGATACGCTAACTAATGTATATTACCCTAAGCTGGTGCGTAATGAGCTATTAGCGTTACAAGACAACGCCCCGTGCGTTACCTCGCACATGTGCAAGTATTGCCCCGCGCGCGCGATTTGCCCGGCGTTACAAGAGGCGGCATTAGCCTCGATGGATTACGCACGAGGCGCCACCCCCCACCCATTGTCAAATGATGCGTTAAGTGTCGAGTTACGGGCATTAAAATCCGCAGAGCGACTCATACAAGCGCGTATAACGGGATTAGAAGAGGAGGCATTTGCGCGATTAAAATCGGGTGATAAGCTCCAAAAAATTGAGCTAAAACCAAAAACATCTGCAAAGCATTGGATCGCCCCCATAGACCAAATCATAACGGCGGGGGATTTGTGTGGTATTGATCTCCGCAAACCCGTTGACGTTATTACGCCAACACAAGCCGAACGTAAGGGGATGCCGAAAGAATACGTATCATTAATAGCTGGTAGGACAGACGGAGGACTTAAGCTCGTATATAGCGATTAATATGTATTGACAAGTATAACTGATTACCCTATAATAGGATTATAAACAATTAACCAGGAGGCAAAAAAATGAACGATACCCAATCCATCCAAGTCAAGTTACCGATAGGGCGCCTTGTCCAAGGCTCATTATACGAGTATTCCCCCGTCCGTAACATCGCCGACTCAACCCGCGCCAAACAATACTTTTTTTCCCTCGCCATCCCCAAGTCGGGTAGCGCGGACTGGAAGACCACGCCTTGGGGCTCTGAAATTTATCGCTATGTTCAGGCAGCGTTTCCACAGGGGGAGTACGCTCGTCCCACGTTCTCGTGGAAAATTATCGATGGGGATCAATCCATACCTAACGCCGCGGGCACAATACCCTGTCAACAACCCGGTTTTAAAGGCTGTTGGATTGTCAAGAGCGCCAGTACTTTTGTCAGCAAAGTACTGGATGTAACCGATCCCGCTCAGATATCACTCATCACTGAGCCCGGTTACGTTAAGCGAGGAGATTATGTCGAGGGTGTCTTGATTGTACGGCGCAACCGCCAGCCAAAAAGTGGCGATACTAACATGCACATCCCCGGTCTGTACCTCTATATATCACATGTCGGGTTTAGAGCGCGCGGCGAAGAAATAGCTTACCTACCGTATGTTGATGTGTCCTCCATTGGATTTGGTCAAGAGCCGTTGCCCGAGGGCGCGACGGTTGTTACCCCGCCTAATAGCGTAGGAGTATCGATGTTTTCGGGGGAGAGCCAACCAGCACCGTTGCCCCCCGCCCATCACGGCATTTTGCAGGGAGTTAATACCCCACGGGTTATGACCGCCGCGGCGACAATGCCGTATGAAGAGTATAAAAAATTGGGGCTAACGGACGATGCGTTAATCACCGCAGGATTAATGGCACCGGTATGACCACGATAAGCTTAGATTTTGAGACCTATTCTGAGGCGGGTTACCGCCTCGAGAACGGTAAGCGCGTCGGATTGGGGATCGAAGACGTTGGAACAATGAGTTACGCGGCACACCCTACGACCGACATCTTGTGCATGGCGTGGTCAATTTATGGCGAGGTAAAACTATGGAGTCCACATGACCTTTTTCCTGAGGAGCTACGATTGCATATTGAGCGAGGCGCCACTTTAGCCGCGTGGAATGCGTTTTTTGAACGCGCCATATGGCATTTTGTGGGGGTGAAAAAATACGGGTTCCCGGCGGTATCACCGAGTCAATGGCGTTGTACGATGGCACGCGCACGTGCATACGCGTTACCCGGTGCGTTGGGTAAAGCCGCGATTGTTCTGGCGGATACGCCGCAAAAAGACAAAGGGGGTGAAAAACTTATCAAAACGCTCTGTATACCGGCGGTAAACCAAAATAAATCAGGATTGATAAAGCCTGATGACAAAGACGCCCTCAATCGTCTGTATGAGTACTGTCGTCAAGACGTCATAACAGAGACGGCGATAGCCCGTCAACTGCCTGAATTACCCCTGACTGAATTGGATTTTTGGCGGGCTGACCAAGAAATAAATTGGCGCGGTGTGCAGATAGACGCCCTCGCCGTCAACGCCATAATATCCTTAATTAGGGCGGCGGAGGAGGATCAAGCAATAGAGTTGGGTAATATGACTGGGGGGTCGGTCAGCTCACAATATGAAATTAAAAATTTAAGGACATTTTTATCGAAAAACGGGTGGGATTTACCAGACTTAAATAAAAAAACAGTGTCGGATACGCTAGAAAAAATTGATTTGCCCGCTCCCGTACGAAGGGCATTGGAAATACGTAAAGGCGGCAGTCTTATCTCCTTAAAAAAATCCCGCGTTATTAACAACATGCTGTATGAGGGACGAATCCATAACTTATTTAACTACCACGGCGCACGCACTGGTCGAGCAACCGCGAATAAAGCACAACCGCAAAACTTACCCAGTGGAGGGGCGATCGTCCACAAATGTCCCGCGTGTGATCAAATCACAAGACATAGCCATTGCCCGATTTGTTTTTCCACGGATTTGTCCACGCATAAATGGTCACCCGAAATTGCTGAAAGAATTCTAAACGATATTGTAAAAACCCCAAATCTTAAAGACCTTAATTATTACTATGGTGACATAGTGCCTTTATTGCCCGGGTGCTTAAGGTCGTTATTTATTGCGCCTCCTGGCAAAATCTTAATGGGAGCGGATTATTCTGCCATTGAAGCAGTTGTTTTGGCGGTCTTAAGTGGAGAAACTTGGCGTATAGAAGTTTTCAAAACGCACGGGCTAATTTACGAGGAGAGTGCGTCACGCATTACGGGCGTCTCGTTTTCAGATTTTTTAAACCATAAATCCAAAGCGGGCGAGCACCATCCGCTACGTAACAAGATCGGTAAAACAGCCGAGTTAGCCAGTGGGTATCAAGGATGGGTTGGATCGTGGAAATCTTTTGGCGCGGGCGAACACTTAACGGACGTGGAAATCGAGCAAGCCGTCAGAGCGTGGCGACAAGCCAATCCCGCGATCGTATCGTTTTGGCGAGGGTTAGAGCAGTGCTCACGCCTAGCCATCTTATATCCTGGCACAACACACCAATACAGATCAATACAATATCAAGTGATTGACGATAAATTACACTGTACACTACCCTCAGGACGTAGATTAACGTATTGGCGTCCAAAAATACAAGAGCATAAAATAATTTATGAGGGGTGGAATACCGACCCAAAAAATGGGGCACGCGGCTGGGGCGAGATGCAAATATACGGCGGGAAACTCACCGAAAATGTGGTGCAAGCAGTGGCGCGAGACCTATTGACGCATGCCATTACGTCATTAGAGGCTAACGGGTACCCCGTCGTGTTGCACGTGCACGACGAAATAGTTTGCGAGGTTGAGCCCGATGCCGATCCCGTAGAGTTTAAGCGTTTAATGGGCGCGTTGCCCAGCTGGGCAAAAGGCTATCCGTTACGTGTCGGAGAGGTTTGGTTGGGTACTAGATACCGTAAGTAATTTATTTTTTACTTTTGGTTTTTTCTGACTTTGGCGCATCTGTAAACATATTAGACAGGATTTTTAGCGCATAACCTGTGCCCAAAAAGATAAGTCCTAAGGTCGTATTCTCCGCTAAAATCGTGCCAACCCCTGCGAGGCTAAACGCACTTAGCAATAAGTCTCCCGCATTACGTATTTTTTCGGGGGTTGGGCACAGCAAAAATTTAATCCCACAGCGCATATAACACCTCTATATTATTTTAATTTTTCAGGATTTTTAAAATTTCAAACGTCCCTTGAAATGCAATTGACAGGCTAAATGCTGCTAACACAACTTTACCAACCCACACCCAAATAGATTTAGTGCTTGAAATTAATTGCCATTTGGCTTTTTCTTCCAGATTTTTTTGCTCCAGTCTTAAGACCGAATCTTCTAGGATCGAAATTTTAGCCGTGTGCGTATCCACGTATGTATCAAGCTTGAGTACTAGGCGCTCTTGGGTTACGCAATACGTGTGTAGCTGATCGATCAGCCGTTGAATCGCTGATTGTAGACGATCGTCACGCGACGCTATTTCATTACGTAATTCCACGCGCAAACGTTCGAGGTCTCGATGATAATCAATATAAGATTCAAGGGATTTCAAAACGTTTTCTTTTTTTGCTTTTATACGTTTTAAGAGACACCATTAATTAATGGTGTCTTGATCTTCTGTATTTTCCGAGTTTTTCACAGGCAAACTGCGTAAAATATCGATACCGACCATCGATATTTTGGCGGGTATTTCCCCCAAAATTTCGGCTATTTTTTGTCGGTCATTTTCAGATATTAAATAATTTTTCTCTTTCATAATTTAATTTCCTCATGGGATGATTGTGTCTGAATACGAAAGTTTACCCCAACTATAAACATATTTATTTGACACCAAATCCCAATCATATAAGACATAAATATCTTTAGTTTCAATATTTTGCCATATAACAAACTTATATTCAAATGCGCCATTTAAATAATCCTGGATCATTGGTTCGACTGGGGTTGGATTTCTTGAGGCAAAAAATTTATACACTGATGAAGTTCCCAAGGTAGGTTCTTGCATTTTTATCTCCCATTAATAAATAATTAAGCAATTAAACTAATACACATTTTTGTTACGTTATCGAGCCCGAGCAACGTAACATTATCGCTTGAATTGCCTCCGACCAATAGGAGAGCAAATACAATTGATCCAGACGTTAATTTTACATCTAAACTTCCGGTTTGCGTCAAAACATCAGAAGAATTAAGTATACAAGCCCACGGGTTTAATTGACTAAGTTGATACGTCACCCCAGCAGCGGAAATTGCAAGCGAATAACCAGTATTTGAACTATTTAATAGCGTAACTGAAGCTGTTAAAGTTATCCTATAAATCCCGTTTATAGGAGCAGTAAATTGATACGTTGAAAAATTAAAATTTAAATTTTGATCATACGAATTGCTGTTGAATGGGATGACTGCTACATTTTTACCCGTGAAATTTGCCACATTTGCGCTCACATAGACGTGCACGACTGAATTTTTAGGGTAATTTATCAATCCGGTTGGATCAATTGACATCACATTCCCAACGACGCCGCTGCCCGAATTATAGTTCGAATAAGTATATAAGTTAGAGAAACCCGGCTGTGTCTGTATGATAAAATCGCGATTGACATCAGTTTGAAAATATACCGACGCGTATCCGTCCGGTTTTGTCTTGCGAGTCAATCGGATAAAAGCTTCATTTCCGGCGCCCGTGTTAAATGTTGATAAATCCCAGCCCGCTTGTAAAAACTTAGTCCCGATATACCCCGTCCCACCCGAGAAGAAAAAAGATGAATTTGTATAGGGCGATAGTCCACCGCCACCACCAAGAATAATTTGATTTAACCCAAGCGTAGAGCTAGAAAGCATGCTGTTGGTAGAATTAAAATAAGGAATACCACCAGAGGTTCCACTGGTTAAGCCTGTTCCCCCGTTTGAAACTGGCAATACCCCCGTAACATGAGTTGTTAACCCTATTTTCCCCCAGTTGGGGGAAACCCCAATGCCTCCTGAAATCAAGGCATTTCCGGTAGCGACGTCAGATAATGTCGAAAGGGCGCTCGAAGAAGAAGCATATAGCATATCTCCGATGGTGTAACTACCGATTCCCGTTCCGCCCCGCGAAGCCGAAAGTTGCCCTGTCCAACCCGCTGTAATGCTGGCGGCCCGCAATAAAGCGGTAGCGGGTGTACCGCCCAAAGTTAAAGTAACGTTTGTGTCGTTCACGCTGGTCAACGAGGAACCGGTCACGTCTGTGCCTGCAATCGCTGCCCACACCGGTGAGGCGGAAGCAACTCCTGTTCCCGTTTGGCTTAAATATTGTTTGGCGGTGGTAGTATTACCCGACAATTTAGTCAACGTATTGGTTGCAGATGAGTATAAAATATCACCCAGGGTATAGGTATTGATGTTGGTTCCGCCATTGGCGATAGGCAATATCCCGCTGACTTTGGTTGTTAAGTCCACTGCATTAGACGCAATTTTAACGGTTGTGACGGCATTGTTTTCGATGGTTAATCCGCCAGTAGCATTGATCTTGGCATCACCACTCATGGGGGTGCTGTTCCAAAGAACCCCAGAACCAATTAATAAATTTCCAGCAGTAGCTGTAGTGGGGCCTAAAGTCACCCCATTGATCTTCGAAACTGTGGGATTTGGATAGTTGCCCGATAAATCACCGCCCGCCAAACCACTCGGGGGTATACCCGTAAGGGGTACGCTACTAGCAGAGGTCACTAATCCCTTGGCATTAACAGTCACAACGCTAATTTCCGAGGCGCTCCCATAGGTGCCTGGCGTTGTGTTTACGTTTGCCAAAGTTGTTGCAAAGCTGTTAGGAGAGGTCGTGACGTCGCCGCTTAATGCAGTCGTCTGGATTTCACCACCCGCAAAAGTTAACGTATTGCCTAAGGGCACCCCGGTTGCTGCGGCAACGCCATTAATAGGGTTAGCCAATACGGTCAAATTATTAATCTTGATATTGTTGGACACTAGTGTGGACACCGCCCCCAAAGTCATACTCCAAGTGATGTCGGCAGCGTCATCCACCGCAATTTTATCGGTTAATGACGCGACAGATTTTTCCGGGATCCCGGATATCTGGACTTCGGTGGCCAGTGCCTCTGTAGTAATACCCTCATTTGACATATCATCATACCTGCGGCTTAAAAATTATACGTTGATTAAGATTAGTCTTTACATAATCGCCTAGGTTTGTTGTCCAAAAATAGGTATTAAGAGGCGGGAAAACCCCCTTAAATACCCCATTAAACATTAAGAGCATTAACAATGCGGGGTGCATTATGTGCCCCCCTTATACAGCGGCTGTAATAACGCAACGCATTGCATATCGTCGGGCATAGCCACAGATGATTGTATGATAAATGATTTTTGACAGTCCGTCCAAAACGCGGGGAAGGGCAAACAAATGGGTCTACCAGTTGTCACAGGTATTTGTATTTTCCCGGCATTTTGACCGTCTAATGCCCACAAATCATACAAGCTCCCTATACTAGACGGGCTAGCTAATAGACTTAAAACACTCGTCGGGAATGTCGAGGGGAGCATTAGGGCTCGTAAAGCCTTAGTACCGGTTTTATCCCCGGAGTCATTTGGTGACGTAATGATCAGGGGGGATAATGTTTGCCCCGCGGGAAAAACAAAAGATACTACGCTGGCAACATCCGCGTAGATATAGTTATTAGCCATGCTATTTACTCCATGATTAACTGGGCGCCCCACTTGTCCCACGATAAACAATACTCATCTGGCACGTATTAACGCCAGTTACATCAGATACCAGCGGCGACGGTACAACGCCCAAAGTTGTTTCTGCGGGAGGGGTGCTTGAAGCGAACGATGTCCAAGCCCCGTAGACGTACGTAGTCGAGCCGTCAAAAGCGCAAGAATTAAATACAAGTGTTGCTGTATATCGATCTCCAGTACTCGCGGGCGTTATTGGGCATGCAGCTAGCGTAAATTCGGGCGTAATTTGATTACCGCGCAGAGATAAAACTTGTTGAAATGGCGCCCCGGGCGTAATCGGAGGAGTCCCCCCACTCACGAAATAAGCTATCGTTATGACAATGTCATAGTAACCAAGATAGGTCGGACGGAAACGAAAGTTAGCTGCATCCCACCAGCCCAAAATATCGGACTCGACACGACCAAACTGTATTTTTTGATTTGTCGTCCCCGCATTAATAACTTGGGTTTGTGACGTCGTAAATGTCACCATCGCGTGCGGCACTGGGGTAGACGGTCGTGTGGCGGGCAACGGTGTCGGGTTCAACAGCGTGTAAGTCGTGCCGTTAAATACAAACTCATAAGTCCCGCCTGCGAGCAACATACCTGCCTGGACATTACCAAAGCTAGAGTTATACCCAGTCTGTACGGTGTACACGGGCTCGGCGCTGCCAATTTGTATTGTGGTTGAGCCCGTGTTGGTATTAGCAATTTTTACGACCACCGTAGTACCGTACGCACTTACGGATAACGCCGCTCCCGATAAAACCTTAACGTTGTTGGTCGTACCCGTGTCGTTGGCGACGATTTTAAAATACAACTCTTGCCACAGCTTGGAGAATACGCCCGTCGTAATTTCAGGCGCCTCGGTGTTATTATCTGCGAGAGACTGATAAATACCGTACGTTGAGTCGGAACGTTGGAACCGCACCGCCGCCTTTTTGGCGTATGGGTAGGGCGTACCGCCGTTATCGGCGGACGAAATGAACGCTGGTACGCTATAATTTTGGTAGTACTGTAGATTTGACGTGGCATCGTACATCAACTCGTTAAATAACGTACGCTCAACGTCCAAAGCGTTGGGATTAGTCGTCTGATCTAACTGATAATTAACGCCATAACCTGACGGGTAACTCACACTCCCATCGGGCTGTACCGACTCTGGTATTGGCACACGATTTCCGCCTGCCGCGAATGGTGTGATATAATATTTAGGCATAAATCGCCCCTATAAAATTACCGTTGTTGAAATTTTTCCGATCCGCCTCAAAACCCCAAGAATCCCGACCGGTCAAAACATATTTTATCCCGACGCCACACGGTCTTGGCAACACGTCGTAAATCCTTAAAAACTCAAGCAAATCCGTGCTTACCTCAAAATCAAATACGTATCGCATTGTCATATTGAGCCCGTCAAGAGCATACACACGACCAAAGTCTGCAAATGCGGTCGCCAGGAAAGCATTAATATTAGGTATGCCCCACTCATTAGATATGCTGGCGCGACTTGACAATCTATAATACCTAAGTTTTAAAACAAGTCGTTTTTCTTCGGTCGTTAATTGTGGTACATTATTCGTTTTCTTCGCGAAATTTCCGTTGTTAAAATTTTTCCGAAACGCCCCAAATCCCCATTTTAGGTTTGTGGGTGACGGCACATCGTTGGGAAAAATCGGTAAATTTAAAATGATCGACCACACGGACAACCCAAACTCATTACAAGTCCCCAGATTAAAAACGTCGGTATACCAGTTGCCCCAAAACACTGTATAATTAACTACAAGCCAGTCGTTTTTGTCGTCGATCAACCCCGTTAAATTTGTTGCGTTGTTATACTGCCACAGCAATGCGGTAGTCACATCAATCGCTAAATCTATCAATTCAATCTGCATGACTAAGTATACACGATATTGATAAAATCGGGTGAAATATTTGCTTTTTGGAACACTTCGATGGGTAAAGACGTCGTCCGATAAATTAAGTTGGATTGATATGCCACCTCGACCAACTCTACAAAAACAGACGGGGCGACCTTATTTATCGCCCCCGAAAACTCAAATGGCGATACGGGTACCCCTAATTTAAGCCCTGACTCACCCGGTAGCAGCCCAAATGCGTACGACATGATTGCCCCCGTAATTATCTGAGTCGGATCGGGTAGAGCGCCGACTGACGACCCCCGAACTGTAACCACCGTAGCAACTCCAATCAAAGTCGGTCGGTCGAACTGAACGGGTATGGTCTGACCGCTATATGCGTCTACGTAGTTAACTGTGACCGCGCCGTTATAGCCACACCCGGCATTTTTAACGGTGGTTAGCGCCTGCGCAATCTGACTGTCAACACCCCCGTCGACACAAACGTATAGACTATGAGATATCATGGTCACGTTATCAATAACTTGTGTGACTGCCGCGGTGTTCTCACGATAAAGTACGTCGGTCACACCGGGTAACGCAAGTAGCGCTGATATTACTGACTCTGATTGACCCATCCCCTGCATACCAAGACGGCGTTTCCGCGCCTCTCGAAACGCCTCGTCTGTCTCCTCGAGCTCCCCCGTCACTGCGGCGTTAGGATTAGTGACGGTCTCCCAATTTAAGACCGACCCGGGGGATATGGTCGTTAGGGTATTGATCTCCGCAGGGATTGCGCCAAAATTAACCGCTCGAAAATCAACGACCGCTACGCCAATCGCACTAAAAGTTACGGGTAAAATCGTCGCAAACTCAAAACCTAATGTGGTTAGTGCGATAGAGCCCAATGGCAACGTAGTGTTGGGCACGCCGGTAACTACGGCGCCAGAAATTGTCGAGTAACCGTTGGGCTTACGTGTGGTCTGTGTCAGCGCGCCGATCGCGTCGAGAAAAATCCCGCCTGCAAGATTGGGGTTGATCTGATTGGCTAGTTGGGCATTATTACGTGCAACGGCATCTCGGGAGGTAGTCTCGGCGGTAATTAAGAGACCTTGAGGCGTCGAGGGATCAAGTGACAAATCACTCCCAAAAAGCGCCAAGTACTCCGCCTCAATATCGCTACGTATATCAGCCGTATTAGGTACGATTGTACCCGTGTCCACTACATAATCATAGATTGGCATTAATACTTGCCGTCCCATAAGCGGTGACAATGACCGCAGTGTAATTAACCGTATCTTTGTTGGTATTAGTCGTTAAACTTAATATCCTTGATACCCCATCGACGTTAAGTAGTTGATTCCGTACGGATATTTCAAACTGTACCAGATTTGTTGTGCCGCTAAAAAGCGTATCCCGTGTAGCCACACCCTGATCTATATTGTAGATCATCTCACCTAATTGGGCTTGCGCTGCGTTTTTGCACACGTCTTT